CAAGGGGCACATCATTGAGACCATGCCTTACTTCCTGCCTTGCGTGGAGAAGCCTAAGGACTGGACCTCTATCAGTGACGGCGGCTTCCACACTAAGGAGATGCGCCGTATGCAGCCCTATGCAGTCCGCAGCCAGTACCTTCGGGACGAGGCGGACTTTGACGAGGGCAACATGGACATCCCGCTTGCTGCTATCAACGCGCTGCAAAGCACGCCGTGGCAGATTAACGGGCGTATGCTGGATACGATCAGAGAGATCGCCAAGCACTACGACATGGACGAGATATTGAGCCAAGCGGAGTTCCCTGCGCCCAATAAGCCGGATTGGCTGGGCGAGGATATGAAGTCCGAGAATATGAACCCGCAACAGCTAGAGGAGTTCGTCGCATGGAAGCGCGAGAAGGCGGAGTGGTTTACGCAGATGAAGCTGAGAGGAACAAAATACGGCAGGTTCTATACAGCCACTACAGTAGCGGACAAGTTCCGCTCATTCCCGGCGATCTACTTCGTGTACTTTGCGGACTTCCGTGGGAGGCTGTACGCCCAGACGACAGGGGTAAGCCCACAAGGTTCGGACATGCAGAAAGCCCTGTTGCAGTTCTCATCTGGCAAGGGGCTAGCTACTCCGTCGGCTGTCAAGTGGTTCCTAATACACGGTGCGAACAAGTGGGGCTACGACAAGGCGGCTTTAGACGACCGAGCCAAGTGGCATGAGGATAAGCAGGAGCAGTTACTTTCGTTCGCGGATGACCCTATTGGAAACCGGGGCTGGCAGGAAGCCGACGTTCCACTACAGTTCCTGTCGTGGTGCTTTGAGTACGCTGACTGGGTACGCAACCCGGAGACCTTCGTATCTCACACGCCCATCGGTATGGACGGATCATGCAATGGATTACAGAACTTCTCGGCAATGCTCAGGGATGAGCGTGGCGGACGTGCAACGAACCTAGTTCCCGGCGACCTCCCCAACGACATCTACCAGATGGTTGCGGATGTTACCCGGGCCAAGCTAGAGGCAACCATACATGCACGGGATGACCACGACGAGTTCGTCAAGCTAGATCGCTTCAAGGCTATGTGGCTAGCCCACGGGATCAATCGCACGCTAGTCAAGCGGAGCGTGATGACCCTGCCCTATGGCTCCACCCGGTTCTCCTGCGCGGACTTCATCGTCAGCGACTACCTCAAGATGGGTAAGGCCCCCGAGTTTGAGAAGGCAGAGTACCGCCCCGCCGCGCAGTACCTCTCGCACTTCGTGTGGGATGCTATTGGCGAAGTGGTGGTCAAGGCCCGGGAAGCTATGAAGTGGCTGCAACAGTCCACCAAGGGCATCCTTAATACCAACGAGTTGATACGCTGGACTAGCCCCTCGGGCTTCCCAGTGGTGCAGGGTTATGCGGCCAGTGATGAGCACCGCATCCGTACCAACCTGTGCGGCTCTGCGTTCTTGCGGACGTACAAGGAGACGGCGCGGCCCGATGGTAACCGCCACCGCAACGGCGTTGCCCCTAACTTCATTCACTCCTTCGATGCTGCACACTTGCACCTCGTAGCTGTGACTGCTAAGGCTAGGGGCATGGACCTTGCCATGATCCATGATGACTACGGCACTCATGCTGCTGATGCACAGGAGTTCTACGACATCATCCGGGATGAGTTCATCGGCATGTATTCCATGTCTGATCCTCTGCAAGAGTTCGCAGATAAGTACACTCTGTCTGATCCCCCTGAGAAGGGCACGTTGGACCTAGAGCTAGTTCGGGATAGCCTTTACTTCTTCTCTTGAGGAAGTAGAGGTCTTCCTATTGATACCCTCATGCAAAGGAGCATCTATTAGGCATGACAGAGAATAAAGCCCGTGTAACCGTCCTGACGGACGAGCACATGCAGATGCTTGAGAACCGCCTACCGAAGATGGTAGTAACGAACCAGACCACGCAGCTAGAGATAGCGGTGGCAATGGGTGTACAGATGGTACTCAAGGAACTCCGAAAAGGATTTGTATATGGTAGCTAGCAGGAAGCTAGAGGCAAAGGATGCCCAGTGGATTGTAGATGCCGCTAGACAATCACTAGACAAGGTGATCGCCCGTAGTGATAAGCTATGGGTTAAACATATAGATTTCAATAAGGTTATAGAATATATAGCCGACGCGGAAGATGCGTATATCGTTGAGGATAAGTTCCTCGTGATCTACGACTTAGTTACTCCGTGGTACACTAATAGCCTGTGGCTAGCAGAGCGACTAGTACTTGCTCTCGACACAGGCGGAAACTTCACCGACGTAACCGACTTCCTAGAAGAACGGGCAAGGGCAGAAGGTGCTGTCCTCGTCGGTGTAGGGACTGCTCTTGCGATCAGTGATCGTGCTCTTGCCCGCTGCTACTCCCAACGTGGATACAGCGGGGAGTTACTATCACTGTTCAAGGAGCCGTAATGTGCGACCTATTCGGGGCTAAGAAAGCTGCCAAGATTAACGCGGCGGCAACTCTTAAGTCCGCAGAAGATCAAGCCAAGGCTAACCGCCTTGCCGCTCAGGCTGCTCAGCAGTCTAACGAAATCACTATTGCACAGTCTCAAGCGGCGTCCGCTGCACGAGAACTGTTGGACGTTCCTATGGATCAAGCTGTTGTTGACATTGCTACTGGCGACGATGCACCTGAGATTGATCCCGTTACGGGACGCAGGCGTACTAGGCGTGCCGCCTTCATGGCGAACGTATCTAGTGGCTCGGGCATTCAACTGAACTAGGAGGCACATGACCCACGCTAACACGGGCACGGCCCGCTGGCGTCAACTTGACGGCAAACGCCGTGGGTTCATTACCCGCTGTGAGTTGTACGCAAGCTACACGTTGCGGAAGATTTGCCTACCAGATAACTACGAGAGCAACAACGCTGACTTGCAGCATGATAATCAGGCAGTAGGCGCACAGAGCGTCAACCACCTGAGCAATAAGATCATGCTCGCACTGTTCGCACCCTCTCGTCCTTTCTTCCGCATGGACCCCTCGTTCGTGCTAGAGCAGGAACTTAAGCAGTCTCAGATTGATATCGCTGAAATCTCCATGCAGCTAGCTCAGGGCGAGAAGCAGGCTATCCGCGCGATGGATCGCATGGCTCTACGGCCTAAGCTGTATGAGGCGATCAAACATCTCATCATTACAGGTAACGTGCTCGTTGAGTTCCTAGAGGACGGACTTCGTGTCCTCGGGGTTAAGAACTATGTGGTCCGCCGCTCTAAGAGTGGGCTGATCTTAGAGTTGCTTATCCGGGACAAGATGGAGTTCGGTGAGCTATCCGAGGAAGTGCGCGAAGAATGCAAGCGCCAAGGGTTGCACAAGAAGGATGACGACACAGTAGAGCATATCCGCTGGTATCAGTGGACTGTTGGCGGGGACTACAAAATGTCCCAGCATGTCGAGAGCATCCGCCTGTCCAAGAAGTTTGACGGTAAGTACCCCGAAGACCGCCTTCCTGTGCGGTGCATGACGTGGGACTTGGCCGATGGCTTTGACTACGGCACTGGCCTAGTTGAGGATTACAAGGGGGACTTTGCTGGCTTGTCCATGCTGTCCCGCGCGCAGATCGAGGGGGCCGTATTGGCATCCGAGTTCCGCTGGCTTGTGAACCCCGCTGGTATGACGGAGGTTATGGACTTCCAGAATGCACAGAACGGCGCGGCTATTCCGGGTGTGCAGGGTGACATCACCTTGCTGCAATCCGGCAAGGCTGCTGACCTAGCTGTCATCAAGGATATGTCTGCGGAGTATATTAACCGGATCGGGCGGGGGTTCCTGCTGGGTTCTGCTATCACACGGGATGCCGAGCGGGTTACCGCTGAGGAAATCCGTATGCAAGCGCAAGAGTTGGAAACGTCTCTTGGCGGTGCTTACTCCCGACTAGCCGTGGACTTCCAGATACCAATGGCCTACTGGCTGCTGGACATGATCGACATGGACATCCGGGGATCGGACATTGAGGCCAGTATTGTTACTGGGCTTGACGCCCTATCCCGGGGCAACGAACTTGAGAACCTACAGCTATTCATTCAGGACTGTGCCGCCCTTGGTGGCATTGCACCCGACATTCGGGCTAGGATGAAACTGGGTGCGGTTATCAATGCGTTCGCAGCAGGTCGCCGTGTTACTGGCAACGACTTCATTATGAACGATCAAGAGTGGCAGCAGGCTCAACAGCAGGCTCAAGCTCAACAACTACAATCTCAGGCACAAGAGGCAGGCGTACAAGTCGCTGCTGATGCCGCTGCTACCGGAGCAATCTAATGACAGACACTACTGCCGCCCCGGCTGGGGCAGAGGCCCCGGAAGTAACAGCGGCCTATGAAGCTGCTAAGGCGCGCGCTGCTGGTACAGCGGTCCCCGTGACCGCCCCAGCCGCCTCTCCGCTGGTCGCCCCCGTTGAAGGCGGCGCACCCCCGGCCAAACCCAATGCCCCGGACACGGGCGCTGAGGGTGCCCCTCCTGCTGATCCTGTGGTCGTCCCTCAACTGGGCGATCCCGAGACGCCGCCCGCAGGTGGCCTTGAGGCTGACCAGAACGGGGATGCCGTGGAGTACAAGCCCACGGGTGACCCGGGCATGGACCTCGCGCTCTCCTTTGTAGGTAAGCAGGGCATCAAGCCCGATCACCCGGCTATGGTGGCCGCGACTAACGGGGACTTCTCGTTCATCAAGGCCACGCTGGCTGCGCTGGGCGATAAGGCTCGTGGCTGGGAACAGCACGTCGCCCTTGCTGAGCAATCCTATACGCGGGCTGCTGCCGAGGCCAACACGGCCAAAGCCGCAGCTACCGCAGCTATTCACGATGCCGTGGGCGGGGAGGCCAACCTTGGCCCTATCCTAAAGTGGGCATCCTCGGTAGCCTCTGCGGAGGAAAAAGCATACTTCAATGAGCAGCTTGGCGGTACTCCGCTGCAAGCGCGCATTGCTGCAACAGAACTGGCCCGGCTATACAGCAAGGCTAGCGGCACTGTAGTTAAACCGGCGTCTGTCTCGACAGGGCCGACCGCTGCATCCACCCCCGAGGCCAACGTGCCTCTCACCCGTGCCGAGTACACGAAGCAAGTCCAAGCCCTTAGCCGCAAGCTAGGCGGTGGCGCTGCGCTTACTCAGTCCTCGGAATACCAA